GTGTAACAATACCTGTTATAACTCCGGTACCTGAGTTAAACGGATTAAAACAAGCACCTTCTCAAAAGCTTGATCCAGGAGTATATCCTGAACACATGGTGTTTCTAAAGTCAGCAGGTATCTGTGGGCAATCAGATTTAGTAGAAGTAGTCAATGATCAGGTATTTATAATAGATTACAAGACAAACAAAGAGATAAGAACAGAATCATATGTGAACTGGGAAGGAATATCAGAGAAACTACTCTTTCCTGTAAACAATCTAGATGACTGTCATTTCAATCACTATGCTCTACAATTGAGCATTTATATGTATATTATACTTAAGCATAACCCAAAACTAAAACCAGGCAAGATGTTTATTCATCATGTGCAGTTTGAAACAGAGGGTGAAGATGAGTATGGATATCCTATTATTAAATATACATCAGAAGGTGATCCTGTGGTAAAAGATGTTACACCAATGGAAGTACCTTATCTGAAAGATGAAGTAATATCAATTATTAACTGGTTACATGAGAACCGGGATCAAATTAAAAAGAAATGCTAGCTAGACTATTTGATGTACAAAACGGTGTGGTAGTTCCAACAGAACATTGCTATACACTAAAGGCACTAAAAGATATAATGGATAACTATCCTGATGATCATCTCAAGATATATCTATATTTGTTTTACATGACCTGTCCTAATCCAGATATGAATCCATTTTTCAATGTTCCACACATGGACAAAGAAGATATTATACTGAATGAAATACAGGCTACATTCTCTACAGAAGATGATGATATAGTTACAGCACTTAGATTCTGTCAAAGAATGTATGAAACTCCTACCTCCCGCGCGTATGAGGGTATGCAGAAAGCATTAGATAGAATATCTAGATATCTTTCTACTACACAAATTACTGATGGTAAAGATGGAAACATAGCTCAGATTAGAGCAATAGCCAAAGACTTTGATGCTATCAGACAATCTTTCAAAGGAGTGTATAAAGATCTCCAAGAAGAACAACAAAGCAAAGTGCGTGGTGGACAAGGTTTAGCATATGATTCATAATGGAAGCATTCTGGGAAAACATACCAACTTGGGATAACGGTACATGGATTACCACATCTTTTGCTACAAGAGATGAGTTCCGTATATTTCTGCTTACCATATTTAAAGAACCTGGTCAGTATAATTTCAATGAAGACTCTAATAAAGTTTTTAATGAACAGGCTCAGATCTTTAAATTAACTAATGTATATTGTACAGCTCCATTTAGATCTAAAGACTTTATTAAATACTGGGATGACCAAAAGCTAAAGTGTAGAAATGGTGTATTAGTAAAGTCAGGTAAAGAAACTTGGTATCTGGCCCGGGAGTATTATATGTGGCTAAACTTCTTGCCTATCTTCAACAAAGAGATTCAAGCATTTGGATTTGCTGATATCAGAGATGCTCAGTATCACATGGCATTGTATGAGCAACTAGCTGAATTACACTATAAGCATTCTGCTATTCTTAAGAAACGTCAGATAGCCTCTTCTTACTATCATGCTGGTAAACTTATAAATCAGCAGTGGTTTGAAGCCGGTGTAACTCTTAAGATGGGAGCATCTCTTAAGGATTACATTAATGAGAAAGGTACATGGAAGTTCTTGAATGAATATGCAGCATTCTTAAATGAACATACAGCATGGTACCGTCCTATGTCACCAGATAAGGTCATGATGTGGCAGCAAAAGATTGAAGTAAGAAAAGGAGATAGAAAAGCTGAAGTAGGTCTCAAAGGTACAATACAAGGTATGTCTTTTGAAAAGGATCCTACTAATGGTGTTGGTGGACCGGTAAAATACTTCTTTCATGAGGAAGCTGGTATTGCCCCTAAGATGGATACTACCTTTGGATATATCAAGCCTGCACTTAAGTCAGGTATGATAACTACAGGGATGTTTATTGCTGCCGGATCTGTGGGTGACTTGGATCAGTGTGAGCCACTAAAAGAAATGATCCTGAACCCAGAGGCTAATGACATCTATGCAGTAGATACTAATCTTATAGATAAAGATGGTACTGTAGGTGTATCAGGTTTGTTTATTCCTGAGCAATGGTCTATGCCACCTTATATTGATGAATACGGCAACTCTAAAGTAGAAGAAGCTCTCCAGGCTCTAGATGATTACTTTGAAGAGTGTAAGAAAAAGATGTCTCCGGAAGCATATCAGCTTGAGATATCACAGCATCCTAGAAATATAGAGGAAGCATTTGCTCATAGAAAAGTATCTATATTCCCTCAGCATCTTGTTAATGCTCAGTTGAGAAGAATAGAAGATAAAGAGTATTCATATGAATTCTTAGATATCTATAGAGATGAAATAGGACATCCTAAAGTAAAAGAAACAAGCAAGCTTCCAATATCAGAATTTCCAATATCTAAAAAGACAGAAGATAAAACAGGTACTCTAGTAGTATGGGAAAGACCAGTTAAGGATCCTAGCTTTGGAATGTACTATGCATCTATTGACCCCGTGTCAGAAGGTAAGACAACTACATCAGAGTCACTCTGTTCTATTTATGTTATGAAAGCTCCTGTAGAAGTAACTAAGGTTACATTAGGTGAAACAGAGACATACATAGAACAAGACAAAATAGTTGCAGCCTGGTGCGGTAGATTTGATGATATAAAGAAAACTCATGAGAGACTAGAGCTTATAATAGAATGGTATAATGCATGGACAGTAATAGAGAATAACATCTCTCTGTTTATCCAGTATATGATATCTCAAAAGAAGCAAAGGTTCTTAGTACCTAGGACACAGATTATGTTCCTAAAAGATCTAGGAGCTAATGCGAATGTATTTCAGGAGTATGGTTGGAAAAACACCGGTGTATTATTTAAGTCACACCTTCTATCATATGTAATTGAATATACAAGAGAAGAGTTAGATACAGTAACTAAAGAGGATGGTACTATTGTAAGAACAACTTATGGAGTAGAACGTATTCCAGATCCGATGTTGCTAAAAGAAATGAAAGCATATCAGGAAGGACTCAATGTTGACCGTCTAGTATCCTTTGCTGCACTAGTAGCATTTATGCGTATTCAGCAGTCTAACAGAGGATATATGAAAAGAATGGTTATGGATGAAGCATCCAAAAACTTGCAAAAGTCAGAAAATTTGTATAAATTAAATAACAGCCCTTTCCGTCATATGGGAAAGAGCAGTACCACAATGGCTAAAGGTCTGAGAAGATCTCCATTTAAAAACATAAGATAATATGCAGGTATATAACGCCCTACAGCTCAAGAAAGGAGCAAAAGTTCAGCATAATAGAATGGGTAGTATTACCCAGCCATTACAGTTCTTGCCTAAGAATGATAAAGATCAAGAGTGGGCAGCATGGAACTTAGACTGGTTAGAATGGAACGGACTTAAGCAAATTAGAAAAAATGCCCGCAGGTTAATGAAGAATTATAAACTTGCAAAGGGTATTATAGATAAATCAGACTATATCATTGAAGAAGATAATGAGTATAGAGATATAGTAGAGACATTAACAAAAGAAGATTACTCAGCATTAGAACTAAAGTTCTATCCTATTATCCCAAATGTAATCAATGTTCTTGTAGCAGAGTTTGCTAAGAGATCAACTAAACTTACATACCGGGCAGTAGATGAATTCTCCTATAATGAAATGATGGAGAAGAAGCGCGCAGATGTAGAAGAAGTTCTAATGGCTGATGCACAAATGAAAATTGTTGCTGCCTTAATGGAGCAAGGACTAGATCCTAGCTCTCCTGAAGCTCAGCAACAAATGGATCCTGCTCAGTTAAAGACACTACCAGAGATTGAAATGTTTTATAAAAAAGATTACAGATCTTTAGTAGAACAGTGGGCAACACATCAACATAAGGTTGATGTAGAAAGATTTAAGATAGATGAATTAGAGGAGCGTGGTTTCCGTGACTCACTAATTACAGATAGAGAGTTCTGGCATTTCCAAATGATGGATGATGATTACAATGTAGAACTTTGGAATCCTGTATTATCATTTTACCATAAGTCCCCAGATGCAAGATATATTTCTCAGGCTAACTGGGTAGGTAAAACAGATATGTTTACTGTAGCTGATGTTATTGATAAGTATGGATACTTGATGACAGAAGAACAATTAGAAGCACTAGAAGCTATCTATCCCATCAGATCTGCAGGATATAACATTGGTGGTATGCAAAATGATGGGTCATATTATGACGCAACTAAAACCCATGAGTGGAATACAAACCTTCCATCACTAGCATACCGCCAGTATACTTCAATGGTATCCGGTAACATACTAGAAGGTGGTGATGTTATTTCACAAATACTAGCAGAAGGTGAAGATTATAATGTAGCCGGTACAGCATATCTACTAAGAGTAACAACAGCATATTGGAAGTCACAGCGTAAAGTTGGTCACTTAACTAAAATAGCTGATAATGGTGAAGTTACTAATGAAATAGTAACAGAAGACTATAAGGTTACTGATGCACCAATATATGACACTAAACTCTTTAAGAATAAAACAAAAGATAACCTAGTATATGGAGAACACATAGACTGGATCTGGATTAATGAAGTTTGGGGAGGTGTAAAGATTGGACCAAACATTCCATCATTCTGGGGTATGAATAACCCTGGAGGATTTACACCTATCTATCTTGGTGTAGATAAGAATAAAATAGGCCCTCTTAGATTCCAATTTAAAGGTGATGAAAGTCTTTACGGTTGTAAGCTTCCTGTAGAAGGTGCCGTATTCTCAGATAGAAACACAAAGTCAACAGCATTACTGGATCTGATGAAACCATATCAGATTGCGTATAATATTGTTAATAATCAGATAGCAGATATCCTAGTAGATGAACTAGGTACAGTTATCATGTTAGATCAAAATACTCTTCCTAGACACTCATTAGGTGAAGACTGGGGTAAAGGAAATTATGCAAAAGCATATGTAGCAATGAAGAACTTTCAGATGCTACCGCTAGATACTTCTATTACAAATACAGAAAACGCATTAAATTTTCAGCATTTCCAGAAACTAGATCTGTCTCAGACAGAACGCTTGTTATCGCGGATTCAGCTTGCTAATTACTTCAAACAACAGGCCTATGAAGTGATTGGTGTGAATCCGCAACGCATGGGGCAACAACTATCACAGCAAACGGCCACAGGAGTAGAACAGGCAGTTAATGCATCTTATGCACAAACTGAAGTCTACTTTATTCAACACTGTGATTATCTAATGCCAAGAGTACATCAGATGCGTACTGATTTAGCTCAGTACTATCATTCTAAGAAACCATCTGTAAGACTACAATATATGTCTACAGCAGATGAGAATGTTAATTTCCAAATCAATGGTACTGATCTATTGATGAGAGATCTAAATATATTCTGTAGTACTACAGCTAATCACCGGGCAATACTAGAACAACTTAAGTCAATGGCTCTTCAGAATAATACTACCGGAGCTTCTATATATGACTTAGGTAGAGTAGTACAGTCTGACTCCATTGCAGAACTTAACAGCGTACTTAAAGCTGCTGAACAAAAATCTTCAGAGATTAAACAGCAGGAAATGCAATCACAGCAACAAATGCAAGAGCAACAACTTCAAGCACAAGCAGAACAACAAAGACTTAAGCTTGATCATGATGCTATGGAAGCTGAGAAAAACAGACAGCGTGATATCCTTGTTGCTGAAATACGTGCAGCAGGTATGGGATCTATGGTTGATATTAATCAGAATCTACAATCTGACTTTGCAGATGCCATGAAAGATATCCGTCAAGAAGAGCAGTATAAGTCACAGATGGATCTTGAAAGACAAAGGGAAGCTAATAGAAACTCACTAGCTGCACAGAAGAATGATATAGAAAGACAAAAGCTTCAAGTACAACAAGACATAGCAGATAAACAATTACAGATAGCTAGAGAGAATAAAAACAAATATGATAAAGGATCAGAGAAGAAAAAGTAGTTTAGCTATATATTGCC